GTAGTAACGAACAATTTCCAATCTATTGTTTAAGTTTTGGTCGTAACCATCACGACCAAGTAAAGCGTTAGTATGCTCTGGGAACTGAGAAATCAATTCAGCCAGTGGCATAGAGTAACGCTTAGCAAAAGCAACGCAACGTCCGTAGCGGTCAAACTCAGGATACGCCCCGACAGGACTTTCTACGCGAATACGCGGCAACTTTGCTTCAGTGTCCAGTTCAATAATGAACGGGACAAACCCAAATGTTACATACCAATCTGCTCCAGTATACATCTGGACCTGCAAATCGGAGTTATAAAGATAATTAGCAGCAATGCGTGTGCGGTTGTCTGCTGCTTTACGAGCACGGTCTTTAGTTTGGCTAACTACAGAGCAGTTAACTGCTGGTAATGGAGCCATAACTTCAGATAAGTCACGGGCTACAATGTCAACAAAGTTAGCAACTACGTTAGCCTGCACACCATCTGGAAAGAAATCAGGATACACGCTAGAAATCTGACCTTGACGTACCATCATTACATCTTGATGACGGCTATCGCGGTCACGATTGCGGTCTTTAAGGGACGCAACACGTGCAAAAATCTGCTTATCAGTTAGCATTATTTACTATTCCTCTTTGCTCGTGCAACGGCTTCTGCAACTGCTTTTCTTTGTGCTGGTGTAAGTTGTTTACGAGCAGCAGCAATACGTTGTTCAATTGTATTGTTTTGCTTACGCTTTGCTCGTACTTGTCTTTTTAAAATTATTAATCTTTCATCTGCAGTTAAACGCTTACGTGTTGGCGCATCCTTAGGACCAGCGGGTTTTTTATTAGCACCGCTAACAATCTTCTCGCGAAGGATTCCTTGAATACCACGCTCATCTGCTACTCGCATTAATGCTTTTTCTTCTTTGGTTAATTCAGCAAATGCTTTCTTAATTGCAGTAAGTTCATCCTTTGGTGGAAGGTCTTCTCTAACCTTTGGGGAACGCTCTACAATAGTATTACCAGTACGTGTAGAACGTGCTGGAATACCAGGTGTTCCTTCTTCATAAAACTTACCACGAATTGTAATACCTTGTGGAACTTCTGTATCATCAACATCGCGTAGACGTTCTGCGCGACCCTTATTCTTGTAATTCTTTTTACGCATTTCTGCTTGCGCTTCTTTACGTAGTCGCTCAACTCTTGCTGCTTCTTCTGGACCACGTGGCTTAGAAGGTCTAGCAGGTCGCTTAGTTACAGAGTTCTTACCTTCAATTCTTCCTCTAGCATTAGCCTTTATGCGGCGTTGTCTTGCTGCCTCTTTAGCATCTTTAATCTCTTGAGCAGTTCTTTTAGTTGCTGGCTTTGTAACCTTAACAGATGTGTCTACTTCTTTAATAGCACGCTTACGTGGCTTAACAACTTTTGCACCACTGTAACCTTCTGGTGGTCGTACTCGTCTTGCAACCTTGGCTGCATCAACTGGATTTAAACCACGTTGTTCTGCAAGTTCTGCAATTCTTTTCTTTGCTGCAGGAGACTTAGAAATTGCAAGTATGGCACGGCGATTACGTTCTGCTCTGATAGCAGCCTTTTTAGTTAATGGTCCTGCTGCTGGCTTGCGTTCAGATAGTCTAACTGGTGTTCTAGTTAGCGCTTTCTTTTTTGCTTCTCTTGCTACAGTCTGTGCTCGGTTTTTAGCCCTAACAACTTTGGCTCTTTCTGCTGCAACCTTCGCTGCTTTTTCTGCTGCTTTTTCAGCATTTTCTACAGACAGGCGTTTAGCCATTGCTTGAACAGAACCTTCTTCAGGTGAAGCACGAAAGGCTGCATCAAGTTTAGGGTCAGAGTATCCTGTTCCCTTATACTCGTATCGCTTAGGACCCGCCTTAACTCCCTGCTTAGCCAAGGCTTTAGCAGCCGCTAATTCTTGACGAACAACCAACTCAGCAACCTGACGCTTAGTTAATCCTTTTGCTGCTTCAGTTAATGCCTTTTTAGCAGCAGTGGATATAGCGGCACGGGCAATAAGTGACGCGGCTCCAGCGACAATCAGTGGTACTGGCATGTTGTTTCCTTACTTCTTCTTTACAGGAACTCGTTTAGCACCGTATGGCTTGCTATTGGAATAGAAAGCATAATTTCTTATTTCTTTAAGTTCGGCTTTATTTCTTGCTATTGTTCCTTTTTCTTTTTTTGTAATGTATCTGGAGTTTTTACCTGTGCCCCTTAAGGCTTTATCAATAGATTTCCAGTCAGTTACATTTGCTTTTGAGTTTTTTCCTTTAACAAGACGTGCATTAGAAACCATACCAGCACCACGTTTTGTTCCAAGGCTGCCATCAAAATCAACAGTTCGCCCAGATTTTGCTGCTGCTTTTTGTTTTCCAGCAGTCATTCCGTTAACTGTTTTTTTTGCAATTTTTTTCTTAACTACTTTTGTTGCTACTTTTTGTGCAGCCTTCTTTGCTGCAAGACGTGTAGCAACTGCTCCTGCTCCTGCTAATATTAATGGTACTGGCATGTTAGTTCCTTAAATTATTGGTAATTGTTTTACGGATATTTATTAAATCATCTTCCGTCTTGCAGGCGAGCGCTTTGGCTTCATTGGCAACAGTGGTTTTGGGGCACGGGTAGATTTATTTTTTGGCTTTACAATAAATGAAGAAGGGTCAATAAGCACTCTTTTAATTGTTTTTACAACAGGATTAGGTTTTGAAGTAGTCTTTGGTCGAGACTTAATCATTGAACTAGAAACCTGTGGTTTGGTAGAAGCAGTACCAGTAATCTTTACCTTTGACTTTGAAGTACTACCAGACTTTTTAGGACCTGCTGGTTTGCGTGGTTGTAAGCCTCTCCCTTTACCATAATTTGATTCTCCATTAGGTATAGGCACTGGTACTGGTTGTCCAGGTACTCGCTTTGGTCTAGATGGTGTCGGCAGAGGTACTGGCGTACCAGGCAATTTGCTTCGGCGTACTGCTGGCTTGTCTTTCTTTGATAACATAATTCTTTACTCCCTTATCCGAATTGTTCTTGCCATTGCTCGGAGAGAGCAACGTCTAGGTTTACTGTTCCGCGTCTTGATAGTTGAGCACGTGTAGCCCAACGGTTTTCTGAGTATCGTGCAATCACGGTACTTTGTTGCATCAACTCACGAAGTCTTATAAACGCAAACCACATAGCCATCACACAGTCGGTCTTACCCTTTGTGTCTGGCTTCCAAGTTATGAGTTGTTGGATTAAAGCCTTCACTCCCTCTGAACCATCTGAGGAAGGAAATTCAATTGTGTTGTTCTTCTGGAATACTCCATCGTGCATACTGCCCATCATGGTTGACATAGATGCCACACCGTGAGAAGTATCCCATTTATTCTTCTGTGTAAAGTGTGGCTTTAAAGCAGTGCCATACTGTGACAGCCATTCGCGCAAATCTGTATCTAGTTCATAGGCTTTCTGGTGAGCGTTAATCTCAACGCGAATCTCGTTGGGACGATACTTGATAGTAAACTCTTCCAGCATTGCGCGAATTTTTTGAGGTGTAGGTTCGGACATGTTCTCACAGTCCAGCACATACATCTTTCCATCTGCTCGGTTATAGGTCATCGCTACAAACGCAGCATGTCCTCTACCCATAGCAGGGTCAAAGCCAACAACTGTATAGCCTTCAACCTGAGTCGGATGTCCCACCGCGCCTGGTTTTAGCGGACCTCGTTTACGCATACCCTTGACACAGGACTGAACCAGTGCGGGTGGGAAGATGGAATCTTCTTCGACATCCTCCTGCTGATAAACCAAAGCCCAAGTACTAGGAGTAACTTCGCCACGGCGTTTAAATAATGTTGGACCATCCCATTTAGGAAATAGCCCTTGCTCATCGGGTAGTTCGTCCTCGTCTCCATCCCAAGGATGGTCGGACTTAGGCCAAAGGGTTACCCAGTCTTCTGGCTTCCGCGCAAACTCCAATACCGCAGGCATAGCCATGTAAGTAAATGGGCACCTACCATTAGACCAATGCTTCGGATTACGAAGTTCTTTATAAAAATCATTCGCCGCAATTCGTGTCCCTACAATCAACAACTTGCCATTTTTACCCAGACGGGTAATAACTTCCTTTTGTAACCAGTTAATCTGCTTATCCCACTCGTGGGCGTTAGCGGTAGTAATGCAGTCATCCAAGATAATCAGGTCAGCACGTGCACCGTAAATCTGACCACCCATACCAAGTGCTTGGATAGTTGGGTCCTTCTCGGAGGAATCTCTCGCATCGCCCCCAAGGTAAACTGTGTCTACCTTCCAGGTATCAGCATCTTGTTTCCAACCGCCCTCTGGTCCATAGGCTGTTTGTAACTTCAGCCAGCGTGGGTGGGACAGTCTTTGCTTAATCGCATATACGAACTCTCGCGCTTTATTAAGGGTCTTACTGACCACAATGATACGCACATTCGGATTGAGGGCGATACGGTAAGTAGAGTAGTTAACGGTCACCACGGTTGATTTAGCGTGCTCGGGAGGTACGTTAACTAATAATCGGTTCTGGTCCCCATCTTCAAAAATCATAGACTCGTGAACCCATGAAGGTTCATAACCCTCTAGTAGGTCAATCCAGTCTTGATGGTGTGGGAAGACTCTTTGATTCAGGAATACCTCAGAAAACTGAGCAAAAGAAATCTCATCCTTT